TTGGACATCTTCGGAGACTTGTGGAAATGTAATGATGAAGTTTCTGGCACGGCATCGGAAACGAGGCATTTTAAAGACTGCGTGGCCACGTGATGTGGTCAAATAGGGAGAGAACTGGTAATATTATTTCTCTCCCTATAGCAGTTTGACCATTTGACCATGCAGATTGACCTATAAATACCCCCTCACCCCCCTGCGGTGAGGGATTTTTTGACCAACAAAAAATGGCATTCCGTTCGCGCTATGGTCGCCGCCGCACGGGCCGCTCGTACCGTCGACGTGGCAACACCCGGTCTACCCGTCGTCAGACGTGGGGTAGAGGCGGTTACAACCGCCGTCGGTATGGTGCTCGTCGTCGAAGAATGACTTCTCGTCGTGTCCGTGATATTGCGTCGAGGAAAAAATATGACACTATTTTTGGAGCGACGTCTAATGAACCTTCTGCCACCGGGCAGGCTACTCTGGTTGCTGGTACCAACTACTACCTTTGGTGCCCTACTTGGCGTCAACGACGGCCGTCCTCTACAGACGAGCACGTCCGAGCAAATCAGGAAGTGTTTATGCGGGGCATAAAGGATCGTGTGATGGTGTCTGCCACGTTCTCCCTTGTACACCGTCGTGTGTGTTTTTGGTCACACCGCCGCATTGAAGACGCACGGCCCTTCGTGATGGAAAATCCCGATGTGATAGATGCTCCGCCCTATCAGCGTCGCAATCTTGTCGCTCTTTATCCTAATTTGGATGAGGAGCTATTCGAATACCTTTTCAAGGGCACTGTCGGTTTTGATTATTCCGAGAATTCCCGTTGGGATACCCCGCTGGATAACAAGCGGTTGAAGGTCGTCTACGATCATCAGTATACGATCACTCCCAACTATGCGCCCAATGAGGGTGCCCAGTTTGGCAAGACTTTGACTAGGAAGTTTTGGCACCCGATCAATAAAAAGATTATGTACGATGACGATGAGGAAGGTGCTGACGTGTCCGGTTCCGGTTGGTCAGCCAATACTCCGGAGAGTTTGGGTAATTATTACGTGTTGGATATCTTTTCTACTGGCCAACACATTGAAGGATCTACGGATACTGTGGGAACGTTTATGCCTGAGTCAACAACTTATTGGCATGAGGCTAGCTAGATACAATGCAAATTGGATCCACCACATTGATTATATAACAGTTGTTCATCAACCAATCGTAGTCCACCCCTTTAGCGAAGTGCGGGTCCTCGTTCATGCACATGATTGAGGGCTTGCCCCAATGGATTGTGCGCTTTTTTCGATATTTGTCAGTGATGACAAATTGTTTTTGCGCACCTAGCCACCCCTTGTAGGAATGGAAGTACTCGAAGCCTCCCTGGATGTCGTCGAAGACGGCGTACTCGGAGTCGTCTGAGTATTCATCCATGTTGAATTGTAGGTTGAAGTAGGAATGTTTGCCGAGGGATCTGGCGTAGAGGGTCTTGCCTGTCCTCGTCGGTCCCCATAGGATAAGTGATTTAACTCTGCGCCAATTAGCCCAATTCCATTCATTTACGGGGTTCGGGGCGGAGCCCTGAAGCGGACAAGATTTGATCGTGCGAGGACGCTACGTCGGCCGCAGCGCCAACAGAATGAGCTTACCTCTCTGGTCGATTGTCCCCAATGGCTGCCTGATTCTCCCACTCGGAGATCTCAGGATAGCGTTCTCTCTCCACAATGAGATTCGGGGTCGTGTATTCCGGCTTCTCCTCGGGGTAGTAAAGATTGGCGTATTCGAGTATACGCTGATTGGATAACAGCCAATCTCTTGGAGCCTGCTCACGTACCGCTGACAAAAATGATTCTTTGTCGTCGCAGCTGATGATATCATGCCACTTATTTGAATCATTCCCGTCACGTGAGCGAGCCTCTGCTGGTGGCTCCCCGTGCTCAAGTCGGATGTCTCCATCCTTGCCGACATAATCGAAGACCTTGTTTGGAGTTCGACGTACCGATTTAATATTTCCGTGAGCTCCAAAGTAATCGAACGCAGTAGCCGAGTTGACAGAGACAATCTTGTCGAAGCCAAGATAAACGTGGTAATGGACTCCTCCATCCGCATGGCGCTCTCGTCCGAGTCGACAGCATAGAGGATTGCCATAATCCGCTGTGACACGTTCAAGGAAAGGAGTTCCAGCGTCGAATCGTGGTTGGACATCTTCGGAGACTTGTGGAAATGTAATGATGAAGTTTCTGGCACGGCATCGGAAACGAGGCATTTTAAAGACTGCGTGGCCACGTGATGTGGTCAAATAGGGAGAGAACTGGTAATA